CTATGTCAGATGTAGAAGGTGGAAATGTTTACGGAAACAGAACAGATGATTTTTATACAATACACAGACTTACTCAGCACGAGCAAAGATGGATATATACAGAACTACATTGCAAAAAAATAAAAGACCACGATACAGGAACTAAACCTACAGGATTTGATAGTCCACTTGTTTTAGAAAGCATTGTCAATAATGTAGGATACAAATTAGAAAACCAAACAACAACTAAGAAATCTATAATAGAACAATTAAATTTTCCATTTTGAAAACACCAGTTGAAAAGGCGTATGACAGACACGAAAAATGGATTGAGATTGTCAGGTCTTTTGGTGGTTTACGAGAAACAGAAATAGAAGACATTGTATCAGAGCTGTACATACTACTTATAAAAAATACACAAAAAGGTGTAGACTTTTCCTACAATGAAGACATAAATTACTATTATTGTTATAGGATACTTAGAGGACTTTACGTTGATCTTATAAGAAAAAAAATTAAAGTTACATTTGTTACTTTGGAAAACATAAAGATCACAGAAGAAAGCACAGTAAATTATGAAGAAGTTTTTGAGAAAATACAACTTGCATTAAAACAAATCTATTGGTATGATCGTAAAGTTTACGAGATTGTAGACGATGGGGTTTCTGTAAGAGAGCTGTCAAGGAAATCACAGATAAGTTACTACAGTCTTTACAATACTTTGAAACGAGTAAAAACAAAATTAAAAGAATTGATATGAGACAATTTGTACCGATTAAAAAACAAAGAAAAACTAAAAGAGAAAAGAAAATATCTAGAATACAAAAAGATAGAATGTTAGAAGAACAAAGAAAACCAAAAGTAAAAAGAAATGGTGTTCTTATAAAAAACAAATAAATGAGACTAGGAGACAAGGTTGAAAAAATAATAAATATTCTTACGTTTGGAAAAGGAAAAAGTATAGCTACTTGGATTGCAAACAGACTAGGATACGATGACTGTGGATGCGATGAAAGAAAAAAATATTTAAACAATATTTCTCGAAATGGAAAATCTAAGTAAAGAAGAATATAAACAATGGACTCAGTTCAAGTCTGTAAAAAGTAGTACTATAGATATAAGCGAACAAAAACTAATTGCAAATCTACATAGTAAGCTTTTTAATCACAAGTATTATATACCTTGTTCTTGTTCTCCAAAAATCTGGAATACTTGGATAAGTGATATAAATACTATATACGACAATGAAAATAGAAACAGTACATAAGTTTGAACAAACAGTTGTAAGTTTCCTAAATGAGTTTGAAGGATGGGAACTTGAATGGTGTGGAGGTGAATACGAACACTATGATTGCAAAGGCAAAACTAGAAAAGGACACGATTGTGTTATTGAAATGAAGTTTAGAAAAAAATACTACAAAGACAAAATGTTAGAAAAATACAAATACGATAAACTAATGAAAATGGATTCTGAAATAGTAAAGTTGTACTTTGTATCAGACCCACAAGGAACTTATTTGTATTGGTTGAACTATTTAGAGATGCCAGGCATACAAGAAATGTATTGTCCAGAAACTTCTTTATGGTCTAACAAGAAAGTAAAAAAACAAGTATACCTTCTTACAGAAGATATGGCAAGTATAGTATATAAAGAATAATTATAATTTGTTAATAATTATTTGTATGTTTGCAATATGAAAAAACAAAACATAAATACTAACGATACCTTATACACTTACTACAACAATAGGATTCACAAAGGTAAGGTCATTATGAGACGTAACGATCACACCTTTGTAGAATTAAGAGACCCATTTAATTGGAGGTTTGGTAAAACTTTGTTGAAACTAAAAAATAAGGACTTTAAAATTTTATAGGTTCTTGTCGCATGGCGACAGAACCAAACAATATGAATGTAAAAGAGAAAAAAAAATATGATCTCTATTTAAACTATATAGGAAACGCATTGACAAATGCCTATGAAAAAGCAAATCCTGATAGACAAAAAGAGATTGCAAATTATATGAAATGTATAAACAATATGGATTCTTATACAAGAAACCTTGAAATAAAATTGATGTTAAATGATACAAAAAAAGATTCAACTTTTAGACGGAAACGTTTACGACACGAAAGACCTTTTGAAAAAAATGGTTGATGACGATTTTTACTATGGTGAGTTGAATCAATTAGCTCTAAGTAGTTCATCTCTAAAACTTTTATTGTCAAGTCCTAAAACATATAAGTATGTTACAAAGTATGGAAGTCCAGAAACACAACCATTAAGAGATGGAAGACTTGTACATCTAAGTATATTAGAACCTAAAAAGTTTGAAGCATTGAACTTTGTTAATGTTACAAGTAAAAACTCAAAAGCATATAAAGAAGCAAAACTTAAATACGGAGAAGTATATACAAGATTAGAAAAAGAAAACGCAGAGAAGATAGCAGATGCATTTCTTAAAAATGAACACGCACTAAAAACAATAAGCAATTGTGCATTTGAAATACCTGCAATAGGCATAATACAAGGCTATCCGTTTAGAGGTAAAGCAGATGTACTCACAAATGGAGGTCATTCAATTGTTGACATAAAAACATCTACAGACATAAAAGCTTTTCCGTATTCTGCAAAAAAATACTCTTATGATGTACAATGTTATTTGTATTGTAAGCTATTCGATGTATCACACGAACAATTCAAGTTTGTAGTCATTGACAAAGGTTCATTAGATATTGCGATATGGAAATGCAGTAAAGAGTTCTACGAGGAGGGTAAAAGAAAAACAAAAGAAGCAATAAACATCTTTGAAAGATTTTTTATTGAAGGACAAGACATAGATAATTATATAATAGAAGGGACGTTATGAATAAAGAATTAAAAATAGCACAACAGATAAATAGGTACACTCAATTAAACCTTTTTGAGAATACAAGAAAAAGAGAATATGTAGAAGCTAGGTCTTTGCTTTGTGTAATACTTAATAAGTACTTTGATTATGGTTTGAATAAAATATCAAGGTTTTTCAAAGACAATAACAAAACAATGCATCACGCAACAGTTCTGCATTTAATTAGATCGTTTGATTTATATAAAAAGTACAATAAGAATTTAGACAAATGGTTAGAAGAAATTGTAGAGAATATCAATAGTGTAAGAAACGAACACAAAAGAACACTGATAAAACACAGAATAAAATATCTTACTAATAAAGACATAGACGAACTAGCATTATACACAGAAGATATGTATAACAAAGTTTTAGAAAAGGAAGAAACAAATCTTGAATGATACATCTTGATCTATTTAGTGGAATAGGTGGTTTTAGTTTAGGTTTAAAAAAAGTATTCGATATAAAACACACTTACTATTCAGAAATAGACAAGTATGCGATAGATGTATATAAACATAATTTTAAAAAAATAACGTATGTCAAATCAGTTACAGATGTTCGAGGAGGGAAGTTACCTGGTATCGACATTATCACTTTCGGAAGTCCTTGCCAAGACTTTAGTTTGGCTGGAAAAAGAAAAGGAATGGATGGGGAAAGATCAAGTCTTATCTCCGAAGCAATTAGGCTTATCAAAGAATGCAGACCAAGTTTTTTTATCTGGGAAAATGTTAAAGGAACTTTCAGCTCAAACTCTGGCGAAGACTTTTGGGCAATTATCCAAGCCTTTACAAACATTGGGGGTTATAGACTTGAATGGCAACTGCTTAATACAAAGTGGTTTTTACCCCAAAATAGAGAGAGAATCTACCTTGTCGGATGTCTTGGAAAAGGAAGTGGAAAACAAATATTTCCTATCACAGAAAACAATAGACAGGTTAATGAGATACAAAGACAACAAGCAAACACTTGTACACTCACAACAAGATACAAAGATGCAGAAGGAAACGGAAGTTACATTATTGAACGTGAACTCGAGGCACAAGAAATTGAAATAGGAACTTTTAGAACACACAACGATGGAAAGGGTTTTAGAAAAATAAAATCTTTGAATAGTCCTGCCATCCCAGCTAGAGCTAGAAACGATGGAAGTGGTCAGCCAGTAGTTAAAATTATTGGTTATACTAGAGATTCTAAAGGAAATATAACTAAAAGAAATATAAAAAAAGAAGCAAATACATTACATAGTAATATAGGTGGAGGAGGAAATACAGATCAATATATTATAAAACCAAAACAAACTATTAGAAGATTAACACCTGTTGAATGTGAAAGGTTACAAGGCTTTCCTGATAATTGGACTAAGATCGGAAAAGAACTAGGAGACATATCAGATAGTCAAAGATATAAAATGTGTGGGAACGCAGTTACAGTAGATGTTGTAGAAGCAGTTGCTAAAAAAATTAAAGAATCTTTGTGAGCAAAAATTAATTTTATTTTTCGATATATAGATATACAAAAGATTAATTAATTAATTTATATTAATTCTATGGATGGCAGAAAAAACAATGGAGGACACTCTACAAAAGGCAGAGCTGGTAGAAAACCAAAGACAGAAGAAATACAACTCATAGAAAAACTTACACCTTTAGAACCATTAGCTTTTGAAGCATTGAAGGAAGGTTTGAAGAATAAGGACTTTAAGTTTGTACAATTGTATTATAATTACGTTGCAGGTAAACCAAAAGAAACAAAAGACATCCACGTCAACGAAGATGTACCTTTATTTATTGACTAATGTTCAATCAAACACAAGCTGTAAAAAGATTAAGAAAATTAGATAATAGAATAAAAATAATTCGTGGAGGTTCATCGGCTGGTAAGACAGTTGCAATTCTAATGATACTTATTGACTATGCAATTAAGAATCCATACAAAGAAATAAGCATAGTCGCAGAAAGCATCCCACACTTGCGTAGGGGAGCTTTAAAAGACTTTCTCAATATACTGAAGGTCACGCTTAGGTACGATGAGAGAAAGTTCAACAAAAGTACTTTAAAATACGAATTCAGTAATGGTAGTTACATAGAGTTTTTTAGCACAGATCAACCAGACAGACTAAGAGGTGCCAGGCGTACAGATTTATTCATAAACGAATGTAACAACATAGACTTCGAATCTTACCAACAATTAGCAGTAAGAACGTCAGGTGATATATGGCTTG